ATGTATTGACCTGACATTTTTTTACCAACTGAAAAACATCTACTATAGTTTGTAGAAAAATTTTCAAACAAAAGCCCGGTACCATCAGAACGTACCCCAGCAGAACCTAACTTATATTGGTAGTATTTTTTAGGACCAAATAACAACTCCACTTTAACGTTGAACCCAGGGGTTATAGCACTACCAAAAACTACATTTACGTGAGCTAAACTAACACTTGCAGTATAATCAGAATTAAGTGTTTTTAGTATCCAGCCATTACCTTCATTAACATATACGTTAAGAGTATTAGCATTATTTTGAAAGTCAACAGCTTTAATAGAATAAGCAAAAAACGTTGTTGTTAGAGTTGTTGTGTTTGCGGTAAAGTATTGGTAACTTTCACTTTGAAAAAAAGGATATAAAGCACCTGTACCTGTACCGCTTGTTCCATCTTCAATGTTTACAGCGTAATACTCTCCTTGAGCATAAGATCCTGGATAACCTGATGTTAAAGAATTTTCTGGTATTGGTTGAAGATAATTTACCGAAAGCGTATCACCAGGCCAGTTTATGATGTTACCATTAAACTGCAAAGTGTTATAATCAGAGAAAACGTTAGAGCCTGGTTGAGGATCGCCGTTGACATCAAGTAGTCCATCATAGTTAGACAAAACAATATCTGTTTGTCTACCAAACTTATCCGCTAAAACTATACCAACTTGATAATTTCTATTTTGCTTTAACGAATGCTGTGGATACTCTATAAATTGTTGAGTAGATTTATCAGCAACAGAAGCATAATAGTCTAAACCTAACGGTGCAGTATAGCTTTCTACATAATTAGAATATAGTATTCTATTACCACTAGACTCTTGCGCTAAAGCTCTAACAGGCACTTTGTCAAAAACTCTAGTGGTTTCAGACTGCGGCATTGTTTTTATAGGTTGCTTTGACTGGTAGTTATATTGATATATATTAGTGTAATTTAAATTACTTATAAAAGCAGCATCAACATCTACTTTCTCTAATATTTGATAAGCCTGCTTATCTGACTCTTTATATATTATCTCTATAGCTTTTACCTTATAGTTATTTATTATGTCTATACAGGGAAGTTGAATATTTAACACAGCATTGTTGATACTGTTTTGCATAAACTCAACTACAGTAGTAATAAAAGCTTGTGTTTCATCATCATTAATAAATTTACCTTGATGTTCAGGAATAAAAACATCTTGACTAAAAGGAGCTACTACTGAGTATTCGTTGTCATCAAACTTGAACCTGTAGCTAAATCTAACAAATTTGTCTTTTAACAATTCCGGATCTCCATTCCAACCGTTGTAACCTGCTTGTTTTATAACTCTTACAGACATTCCATAAGAAGCTGGACTTGTTAAGTTTGTTACTGGCAGAGCATTAGTGTTGCTCCAATTAACGTAAAGATTATTTGTAGTAATAGCATCACTTGTCCAATATCTAGCTCTTGTGGTTAACTCTCTAAAGTCATTACTAATAGATGCACCTTGTCTCCAGCCACCAGGCTTGACGTTCATTCCGTTAGCATTTGTGTTTGCTTGAGGTGGATTGTCCCAAAGCGTTGTGCTTTTGAAAAGATTAGAAGTAGCTCCACCAGCGGCTATAATACCATTCCATTGTGCAGTTGTTGGTATTGTAAACCCTATAGGCGCTAGACCTCTAGAATCCATTACAGCGTATTTGTTGTATAAAACACCATATGTTACTTCATTTCCTATATACTCATCATAATAACAAAAAGCACCGTACTCTCCAGTGTCAGCATCTTGCCATGAAGCTAAAGTCTGTGCTTCAACTATTGGATCTCCGTTTCTATATCTAGTCACAGCTAGGTTAGAGTCGCTAACCTCAAAAATACCTACCGGTACAGTGTCTGGGTCAGCAGCGTTTGTCATTGTAGAAGGATAGGTATCTGTTTCTGGTGTATAATTATTTATAAGAGGTGCTCTTAAGTTTAAATACTCAGGCGGAAATATTGGTGCAAACTTAGCTACAGAAATTTGATCTTCATTAAAGTAGTAAGTAGAAGGTTGCTCTATATTTATTTTTCTAGGTTGATTTCTATTGTCTGTCCAAAACAATAAGTTTTCAACTAAATTAACACCAAGCACTGGGTTTAATGTTGAAAAGTTTAACCAATATCCTTCAACTTTTACGTTTGTAGTACTAAGTATAGAATTGTATACTAATATCTGACACAGGGCTGTACTTGGCGCTAATCCAACACCACTCCAGTCTGTTTTAAAATAGTACACAAGAGAGTTAGCATCATCTACAAAATAACCTATTATTTCACCAGCATCATCATGTTCTTCAGATGTAACTTTGATATTACCTAATATAGACTCTAAAGCACCTACATCGCTTGCTTCTGATCTAGAAACAGCTATATTTAAAGCGTCTCTGTATTCGTTATTTGGGATAAGTCTCTCGTCTAAATCTTTATTCATTTTAGACCTAATGAAACTATTCTTAGCTTCTGCCATGTATTATGATTTTATCCATTTAGATTTACCTCGCATCACTTGAACTATCTCGTCAAGTTTTATATTAGATAATCTTATTTTAGCATTTCTTAATTTAGAACTTTTTTCTCTTCTTAATCTTTGAACTATGTATTCAGGTTGGTTTATTCTAGTGGATATAAGAGCATATAGTATATAAGCATACATTGCGTCTTCAGCCATTTTAGGTATTCTACTATCTAAATCAAAAGCTAGTCCATCTGAGATATACTCTAGCACTATTATTTTACCAACTAAATTGCTTGAAAAAGAAATTTTACCTTCTCTTTCATTCATGTTAAACCACCCGTTAATTTGAGAATATTGAGGATCCATTCCGTACATTCTTCCGTAACCAGATCCAATATTACTACCTAAGTCACCCCAATTGTAAGCCCACATATCGTTTGTAAACTCATTAGTAAAATTACCATCAATAAAATCAGTGTTAGCATTGTGCCATCTTTCTTGTGTTATAGATGTTCCCTCTATGTCATTACCCCATTGATCCTGAGTTGGTATACCTGCTGAGTCTTGAGCTTGAGTGTAATAAGGACTAGTTGTTAAGTTGTTAGCTGGGTATATAGGCCTTTTAACACCTAACTCATCTATCCAAGACATGCTTACGTAATTAACATAATCTTGAGGTAATATTAATGTAAGTTCATTTGGTATAGTTAGTTCAGCTTTTTTTATACTTTTTAAAGTATCATAACTAAACTCCTGCATTGCTCTTTTAGTGTGGAATATTACATCTGTTCTTTTAGCGTTTGGTATTAATTTACCTTGCCCTATGTACCCTACTAAAAAATTACTAACAATATCATTTAGTTTAATGTATTGATACCCTCCATAATTATCTTCTACTGTTTGTCCATATGCTTTTTCAGCCTCTGTGTTAGCATACTTACCACCACTTAGTGTTGTTAACTGAACAACTATAAAAGCATTAGCTAAAGGAGACGCTGTTAAAGATATAGTTTTACCATTAGTAACTACTATCTCTGTAACCCATTGACTCCAAGTGCCAGCTAAACCACTTTGACTTGTGTAAACTTTAAAATTGTTTAGACCATAATCGGGATCACTAGGATTCCAACTAGTAGAGCTTCCTAATATTAAGTCTGTATCAAAGTCTGTTGTAAATTTTTGATTAGGTGCTAATGATCCAGCTCTAAAGTCTTGTGTTCCTTGATAATACTGTTGAGAATTTTCAGTTATTGATCCGTTATTAGTAGGTTGTATAGCCATTATATATTAGTTTCTTTCGTTTTGTGCTTCTTGAGCGATTTCACTAGCAGCGGCTTGAACGATACTTGGGTCTTTTATTACAACTCCAGCATAAAGCAAAATTTGCAAAACAACGTTTGTTTGTTCTGTAATATCTAATTGAAAATCAACTGAAGTAGAAGGATCCCATATGTATGTGTAATCAGGCGCTGATGATGTAAAGTTCCAAACAACATCCGCTGGTTTTTTAACGTAAGTAGCTTGTACGTTAGAGTTTATTGATTGAGGATATATAGTTATCTTATTGTCCTCGTATAGGTAAACTGGAAAGTAACTTGAAGGTTTAGTTATTGTAGATAAATTTAATTGAGCTAACTCATTTCTTTGAACAACTTCAACCTCTTTGTCATCATTATAAATAACAGTACCTAATTTGTAAAAATCTAAAGGATATAATGTTATAACTATATTTACACCCACAGCTAAAGCTCCTGCTGTTAAATTGAAGTTACCACCTGTTATGTTGTAGTTAGTATATACAACACCGTTAACAGTCACAACCACTTGGCTTTGTTCAACTTGAGCCTGAGTTATAGTTGTTAAGGGGTATGATATATTGTTTAATATTCCTGTTAAGTTTTGAGTTCCAGTAGCTGCTCCTGAAGATGTTGGAGTTGTAAAGAAACCTGGCTGTGTAGTAGTTGGCGCTGTGTACGCGCAAGTGCCTATGGTTTTAAAAACGTCAAGTTTTTCTTGCACACTTTTATATCTGTTACCGTATTCACTTTCGTTTTGCGGCACTCGTAGTTGTTGGTTTATAGTTTCAAAATAAGTATCAACTATATCAAGTTGTACTTGAGTAGCTAGCTTGTTAAATTCATTAGGTGTAAGATAACCTCTTTGCTCCTTATTTATTATCAACAAGACTGTTTTATAAACTTGATCTACGTTTATTGCCATTTTAATTTGTTTATTATAATATAGGCCCGAGTGAACGAGCCCTATATTAGTATTACATGTTATTTAAACTTTTTCTCGATAGACTTGTATATTTCTACTCCTTCATCAGTCTTCAAGAAAGCAGCAAATGCTGCGTATGGATTTTCATCAAATGGTACAGTCATTAATTTTCTACCATTACTAGCCCAAGTAAACACGCGTTGATCTTGTGATAACTTTATTATTCTAGCTTCTGTGGCTTTTATACCAAAATTTCTTAATTGTACATTTTCATCGTTCGCCAACTCCATAAATAATTGTGGATTAGATTTAGCAAACATTAGTAAATCTCTTTTTATTTCTTTAGAACTTAGCTTGTTTATGCTAGTTCCTATTTCAACTCTCAACACAGCTTCAGCCTGATCTATATCCATATCTCTAGCTGCTAAAAGTGCTTGTATTTCCCACTCCATCCACTGTAGTTCATTAACAGCGTTTTCTTGTGGTTTTAATTCTTTAAACCTATGACCTGATAAAGGGTGGTATAAAGATAATAGTTTTTGTAAGTTTTGTTTTTCCTTTGGAACAGCTAAAACACCGTCTCTAAAAGTTATATGACCCATTGTTGATTCTCCTTTGTGCTCATCTACAAATACAGAAGCTTGGTTTGTAGCGTACTTAAGTTCTCTTTGAGATCCTCTTGATTCGTCAAACCACAATAATGGATGTTTTTTTGTATGCTTACTAGGTATTGTATAAGTCAATGGTGACTCATTACCTGTTAGATAGTAATTTCTATCTTTTATTTCCCACTCAGTAGGTTTAGTTTGTTTCTTTGTTGACATAATATAATATAATTAAATAATTTATAAGGGTAATTGTTACCCCCGTAGTTACAACGAGGGTAAGAATTACATTTGTTGAATCTTAGATTCCTTTGAACAATACGAAATTGTTCGCAGCTTGAGTTACTAAACATCTTTCTGATAAGAAGTTTACTTCCATTGCATCTAAAGATGAAGTAAAAGCACCTCCTACAGAACCAGTTAACCAAGACTTCATACGTCTGTCGTCAGCTTGTGAAGCTCTATAACGCACGTGTAAGAATGGTCTTCTAATGTTTGTTCCTAAGATTTGATCATATACCGTAGAAGTTCCAGCTGGTACTAATACACCTTCAATAGATGCAGGTCCAGCAATAGCTCCACGAGTAGAAGCATCGTTTAAGTATTTCCAGTCAGTTTTGTAGAAGTCGTAAGAACCTCTTCTGAAACCAGAGAAACCTAAATTTAATGCCATTTCCTCAGAATTTTCAAATAATCCAAAAGCAGTACCTCCAGCAAATCCACCTGAGATAGAAGCAAGCATATCATCAAAATCAAGAGCAGTAGCTCTGTTTAAGAATAACATGTTTTCTTCAATAGCTCCTTGAGTATCTAAGTTTTTAAGTATTGCATCAAAAGCATCTAATCCAGCAGCAGCTGTAAATCCAGTTTGTACATTACCTCTCTGACTGATAGCAGAGAATAAACCTTGAGAACCACCACTTTGATTTGTCAATGCAGCAGGTCCACCAGCACTTAATTCTCCTTCAACCATTGCCATTTCTAAGTAATCTTCAAAACGTAAACGAGTTTCAGATTCAGCTTTTAAATACCATAGGTATCCTCCAGTTCCATCTTCAGTAGCAACTTCTACCCAACCGATCTGAGCAGTGTCAGAACCATTGATAGTATAAGTACTTCTAATAATTATTGGAGAGTTTGAGAATTGAGTAAAGCTAGGATCTACAGTAACCATAGGGTTAGCATTAGCAGCGTAAGTATTTGCTCCTACAGCTGCGTTTGCAGTTGAAGTTCCTTTCTGAAAATCAGAACCGTAAACAAATATCTTTTTTCCAGCACCATCAGCAATACCAGCAGCAGCTAAATTAGCAAAACCATAAGGCTCTACAACTAACTGTCCTGGATTACCTCCTCCACCTGCTAAGCGAGTGTCAGAAGTTCTAACGAAACATTTTGCTTCACCACCGAATTGATCCATTACAACTATTGTTGCACCTGGAGAAATTACGTTAACGATTGGCACAGCAGCACCTGCAGCTGTAACAGGAATTGTAATTGTTCCTGCTCCAGAAGCTGACGTACAGTCATTGTAAGCAATGTGTAATCTATTTTGTTCAGACCAAATTACTTGATCAGATGTCATTGGCATTTCAGCGCCAACCATTCTTAAAAATCCTGATAACGTTCTGTTACCATATCTTTCTACCTCTGCTTCGTAAAGCTCTGGTAGGTATTGTTGTGAGAAATCGTTTTGTCCACCTGTAAAATTTAGGTAGTTGTTTGCCAACGTTTGTTGTTGTTGACTAGGTACGATTGAACCAAATTGCGGAGCAATTGCCATAATTTTAATTTTTAATTAGTTAAACTTTTTAGTTTTAATTTTTAGTTTTGACGAGTCTAACCCACTAATTGCTTTAACTTTTAATCCGTTTATAAATACATTTCCGTCGGCAACTCGCCTAGGTTCGTCTTTAGATGGATTTTTAGATCCACTGATTATGCTTTTCACACCATCAGCTTTTCCTTGTTCGTAAAAATGATTAGCAAGTTTATCTGCGTTCATAGCAGCATACATCGCTTTATGGTAACCTGCAGCGTCTGTCATTAATCCTTCTTCGTTTGTATATTTACCTACAAAGTTTTGTACATCAGCTTGTAGTTCACCTACTTTAACCGGATCTTTAATTCCATATCTAAATCTTTTTTCACCAAGATTAAATTCAAAACCTTTGAATTCACTGTTGAATAGTTTTTTAGTTCTGTCTCTAAAATCACCGTGCACTTGTGTAGCAACTTCTTGTTGCTGCTTATATTGGTCGTAAAAGCTAATAGCTTCTTGTTGTTCTTGAGTAACGCCCGGTCTCAACTTGATCTCGTCGTAGTATTTGCTCTTAGAATTCTCAAGAAATTGTTTTGCGTTTGCAACCTCTTCCTTAAACGCAAGTTTTTTCTTACGTATTTCTCTTGGCTCATCTACATCTTCATCAAAATCAAAATTATCTTCCATTAAAAAGCTAATTTCTTCTTGATCTAAATGTGGTTTTGCCTTTGTGTAATATTCTCTTAAAACATCTTTAGAGTTGTAAGAACTGTAGTCTTTGTTTAAAGCTACGTAGTCTTGTACAGTTCCACCAGTTTCTTCCATGAAAGATACTAGCTTTTCAATGTTTTCTGGTAAAGGTTTGCCTAAGATTTTTTCATCTCTTTTTGCTTCTTTAACTTCTTGAGCTATTTCCTTTACTTCCTCATTTGTTATTTCTTGGATGGGGGTAACTTCTTCAACAACCTTTTCGGGCTTTGATACTTGTTCGTCCACTCCAGAGCTATCTCTGGCTTGTTCGCCCACATCCATCTTCTTTGTTTCTCCGATTTGAATGGCATTTTCTTCTTTTTTTAAAGCTTCAGTAGGTACTTCTACTTTTATAACTTCTGGAGTTATATCACCTGTTGCTTCTGGTTTTGTTAAGTCAACCTTAGTTATTTCTTCTTTAGATTGTAAACTTAGATTTTTAGGTTTTCTTTTTTTAACTTTAAACTCGCCTTCTTGCTTTACGGGTTCTTGTGGTTTTGTTTCTTCTGACATGATAAAATATTATATAATTATTAAATAGTTAACTAGGCGGCATTATATTTTGTAAACCAAACGTGCCTAGTTGTGATGAATCTCCACTTTCAAAATCTACTGGAGCTGAATCATTTTGTCGTTGATTTATTAATTGACTTTGTTGAGTTCCTTGTAATCTAACTCTTTTATCTTTTCTATCTTCTATTTTGTTTTCTTTTTCAGACTCTACACCCATTTTAATTTGAGCTAATTGTTTTTGATATTCAAACTCTTGAGCCATTAACTGTTGTTTTACAGTCATTTCTGTTTGCATTCTCTGAATTTCAAACTGAGACTTAGCTTGTTCAACTTGAACTTTTGATTCTGTCATAGCTTGGTTTTTTTGAACCTCAGCCATAGCAGCAGCCTCTGTAGTTTTAGCGTTTGCTTGTGCTTGTGCTTGAATCATTTGTTGTTGTTGCGCTTGCTCTCTTGCTATTTTCTTTTTTCTTTTTTGCTTTAACAACTGATTAGCTAACTTAAGGTTTTTTATCTGCCTTATGTCTATAGCGTCTTCTAGATCAATACCTCCGCTTTGTAAAGCTATCTGTATATTTTGCTCTAACTGAGCTTGAGCTTCATCATCAGGTTCTAATTCTAAAAATATACCAAAATCATGCAAATTAAGCGTTGCAATCTCTGCTAATGTACTGGTGTTGAATAGAGAAATACTTTCTATTAAAGCATTTTTAGTTAAAGGAAAAGAAAGCACATCAACCATTTTTAAAGAAATGTTTTCGCATATTCTAAGAGCAAGAAACAAACTAGCTTGATTAACATGTTTGGTTGCTATATTAGATTGATTAGCGGCCATCTTTGCTATGCCTACTAAAGCGTCTTTATCTTGCATGCTACCATCTCTAGCTTCGTTTAGACCCGTTACATCTCTTATCATTTGTAGATAATAGTTATAAGTCATTATTAAGCTTTGTAGTTTAGCACTTCCGGCTGATGATTGCAATTCTTGAATAGGTACTTTACCTCTATTTAGTTCACCATCTTGAGTCAAAGATCTACCAACAATAGAACCAGTTTGAAAATACATGTTTAATGCTTCTGCTGGATTATAGTTTGTACCGTTACCTAAATCAACTTCAGCTAATCCGTCCATATCTAAAAACACACCGTCTGGCACCATTCTAGATAAAACCTGCTGCATTTTCAAATGTGTTATCTGAATCATATCAGCAAAACCTGTTATCTTACTTACTATAGACTCTATTCTACCTTTGTACATTCTAGGTGCACATATCGCGTAGTTCATTTCAACCTTAGTGCTGTCAGAGTTAGGTCTAGTCATATTTTCAGCAAGTTCCCATTTTAGCATTATATCTGTGCCAAGAACTTTTACGCCTGAATATAGAACCTCTATAGTTCTAGAAACTCTGTTATATGTATCAGCAGGAGGTGGATTAAATTCATCTGTTTTTTGAATAACTTTTTCTAAACCATTTTCTGTGTTCTTTAATTTAAACACTTGGTTCATGTATGTCTTATATTCAAAATACATAACTTGAACTGTGTTACTATCATAGTTACCCCAACCTGTTATATACTGCCTATTACCTGGCATTTCTTGAATTCTTTGAAGCTCTTTTTCTGGTATATTAGGAAATTGTTTCTTTAATTCGGGTATTGTAATAGACTTAACCTCACCAACGTAGTAAACGTCTTCAAAGTTAGGATCTTCTGTGTAAGAATATATTAAGTTAGCTGGATCAACATAATCAACAACTATACCGTTTGTTTTATTAAAGCTTGTTTTAGCACAAGCAATACCACAAACAACTAGATCTTCGTTTATTCTTCTTTTTGTTAACGGCCATCTATTGCTAGCCAACGTAGTTGTTATAGCTTCTTCTTCAGCTATTTCAACGGACTGCTTATATGAAAGCTGCATATGCAACTCTAATTCCTCATTACTTTGAGGTAGTTGATCATCTGGTATTTTTGACTGCTTAGCGTCTATACCTAAAGCTTGCTTTGCTTGTTGCATTAGCTCTTTAGCATACATATCTTCAGCTATAGCTTCAGCATATTTTGTTCTTTTCTTTACAGATTCTGGATCTTGAGAGTAAGCTTTAATTTCAAACTGCTTATTTGATATACCGTTTACAACTATATTCACAAACTTTGATATAACAGGAACTGGTTTCCAGTCTAAATTTAAATAAGACAAGTCGCCGTTTATAGATAACTCATCTTTGTATTTTTGAACAGATTGTTCTCCTCTAGCATACAGTCTTAGATTATGAAAATTATTCCAACTAGTAAGGTATCTATTACCGTTTGTTCTACCTTGATTAAACCACTCAGTTTCAATAGCAGAAGCTACTTGAGAGCCGTACTCTCTTGAAGCTTTTTCAGCGTCTGGTACTACCTGACTAGGAAAAGCGCTATTTGAATTAGTATATATTTTCATTTATTCAATTATTTTTGACAATGTACCTTTGTTATTATATCTTTTAAAACCTAAATTATAAGAAGGTCTTTTAAATGTTGGATTTGGTTTATACTTATTTTTATTGCAAGCCATGATTGCTAAACCTGAACTTATAGATGCATCATGAGATGTTCTATTGTTTATATTGAATTTAGCCCAATCCTCAAGAGTTCTTTGAAAATAAACATCACCATAATTACCATCATCTTTTAAACCAACGTGGTGTTCTATGTAAGATTCTATAGCAGCTGCGTGAGCTTGCTTTATATCTTCACTAGAGTTTGGTATTCCACCTATCTCTCTTTCTGTGGTTGATAGTTTACTGTATTTTTTATCTGGTCTATTTATAGAGTAACCTCTATAACCTCTACGTTTAAAATAATACAATAACCTAGGTTTGTTATTTTCAGCGAGTATTGGCATACCATAAAAAACACAAGCCATCAATACATCTTCAAAAAATATTTCAGCTGTTTGAGGTCTAGATATATATTCTAGAAAAAAATGATTTGATGGAACGTTGTCCATATTAAACTTAGTCAAACCATGTAAAGCTCCATTTGATCCTCTTCTGTCTACAGTTCCAGATATATCATAACTATCACAACCAAAAGCTCCCATGTAATCATTACCAGGCCATTTAAGTCCATTTTTCTTTATAACACTATTTTGCATCTCAACAGATGGTATCCAGGATACAAAAAATCTACCCTGCTTGCTAGGCATAAATATAACTTTAGTATCTTTTACACCGTTAACCCATTGAAAATTACCTTGTGTTATTATTCCGCTGTTTTTTAAATCAGCATTCCAATCTACTTGTTGGTATATTTTAGTAAGATTAAATAAAGACGATTTAGCTTCGTCTCTAAATGCGTGTTCTTCTGTTCTTGGAAACTGACGGTAAAATTCGTTTAAACCATCTTGGTCTTCTTTTAAACCATTTACTTCGTTTTGCCAGTACTCAATTACACCTAATTTTATATCATAACCATGAGGATCTTTTACTGCTTTTTTAGGCGTGTCGAAGACAGGTATGCCATAAGAATCAATGTATCCTTCGTAGTTCCATTCCATAGGTATGAACAAAGAATATAATCCCGAGCTAGTTTGCCCATTGGCGTTTCTTTTTGTAACGTCTGAAGCATTGTATAAGTTTTTAAAATTATCCCCTCCTTTATCTAAAGCGTTTGATGTACTTCCCATCATACACTTTCCTATAACTTTACTACCTAATCTTAATGTTGTTTTTGTAACCCTCCAGTTGTTGAGGATGTTGTTCGGCCTTTCCCACTTCCCCGATTCATCGTGGACGAGGAGTTTGAGTTTCTCCCCATCGTAGGAGTTGTCACCGGTGTTCTTCCAATCGATGGTCGTGTCAAGACCGGTAATTTCTTGTACCTTCGTATTGGCGTCAAGCTTTCTACGGGTAAATTTTGACGCGGGTACTCTGTACGCGAGTTCGGTCTTTGGCCTGTCCATACCGTCCTGGAT